ACACGCTAGACGTGGAGTAGCAGCAAGGGGCTTAGGCCTTAAATCTTTAACAACTGGGAGAAAAGCATGGAAATTAAAATCAAAATTAAAAACAACTATGGCAGGAACCTGGCCTATCCAGTTTGCCATACAGCAAAGACTTTCGCTCGAATTTCTGGAAGGGAAACCCTAACTTTGGATGTGTTAAAGCATGCAGAGCTTCTGGGATTTAAAGTTAAACGCGTTGAGGAACCGAGAAGTTTGGAGGACTTACTCGTCGATTAATTTTTTTGCGCTAAAAATATTTAGCGTTGTATTTTTGAATTTAAATATTGATATAATAAACCGCTCATTGAGCAAATTAAAACACAAGGAAAAACAATGGCACATCTAATTAACATAGACGCTTACAGAAATCGCGCAAACATGGCTTACGTCAACCAAACCCCGTGGCACGGTGTTGGCCAACGACTTACAGAGAATGCCCCGATCGAGGTGTGGGCAGAAGAGGCTGGGTTCACTCACGATATTGTTACGCGGGCTGTGCAGTATCAAGATTTTGACGGGAGGATGATCACCCACCCAAACCGCAACGTGCTTTTTCACTCTAAGACTAAAGCCGCACTCGGAATCGTGTCGAACCGATACCATGTAGTACAACCAAAAGAGGTTTTGGAGTTCTACAGGGATTTGGTGGAAGCCTCTGGTGAGTTTGCGCTTGAGACCGCAGGCGTTCTTGATTCAGGTCAGCGCTACTGGGCCTTGGCAAAACACAAAGGAAGTATATCTTTTGGGTCTGACCACATAACCCCCTACCTCCTGCTCGCAACCTCATGCGATGGAACGATGGCTACCCGTGCACAATTCACGTCAGTTCGAGTCGTGTGTCAAAACACATTACAGGCATCGATCTCTGAGAAGTCACCCAACGCAATCTCAATACCTCACTCCAGAAAATTCGTAGCCAGTGATATCAAGAAGCAACTCAACATACACGCTCGAATCGACAGCATGACCGAAACGTTTGAGTCACTTGTCAATAAACGCATCGATGATGAAACGGCTATCGATATCTTTGTAAACCTGTTGGCAAAGAGAGACTTGAAAGGGAACTTGACCAATCAAGACCAGGTTAAACGGGTTTCACGGGAGCTTTGGAGTTCGTTGAAGAAATCACCAGGCTCTGATCTGGAGTCCGCTCAGGGTACTGGTTGGGGTGTTATGAATGCGGTCACACACTATGTAGATCATAAGGCACGTTCTCAAAGCACTAGCTCTAGATTCAAGTCGGGTCAGTTAGGCAACGGTGCGGATCTTAAATCTAAGGCTTTCTCACTTATCCAAGCAGCTTAGGCGTTGGTGGGGCGGGATTTATTTCCCGCCTATTTTTTTAACAAGGAGTAAATTTATGGACATTACAATTGGAACAAAAGTTGAAATCAACGAGCCGGTATTTCACGGCTACCCGAAGAGTCGGCTTGCAGGTGAACGAAAAATAATCGGAACGGTCTTGAAAGACAGCTACGGCGCGAAGCGCGGTCAACATACCTTCACTATTGAGGTTGAAGAGGCATCCGGTTTCGATGCTCCAGAAGCCATGCAAAAAATTAGACGTAAAGGCAGAACCCTATACAAAAATTGCAAGGTCATAAAGTACCCTGAGAATCACTACGAACTCAAACAAGAGAAGCACGCCCGAGGAGATGCTGCTGTGGATGATAAATATTGGGGTTGGATTGAAGAGGTGTGGGATCACCCCGAAAAGGTCAGGAAAATCCCTGCATCGTGGTTTATGAAAAATCCAAAAGCACTCTTAGCACTGGAAGACTTTGTCACCAAAGACTTCGACCCTGTTAAGTTCATTTAGATTAAGAGATAAAGATGAAATCAAAAAATTATGAAGCCAAAAAAATATGACCTCAGCAAAACGTGTGACGCACACATCTCGAATCGAGAAAAGAAACCTCTCTGAAATAATTATTGTTCAGGCAATGACGCGATTTAATCTAGACTTCGAGGAGGTCATCACCGAATCTAGAGCAGAAGATAGTCTAAACACTCGAGCATGGATGGTAATGATGATGCGAAAGTCAGGCGTTTCGGTGGCCGCTTGTGGAACCGTTACAGACAGGATCGACTGGAAGACTTCGAGGTTGGCGCTTGCGAGAGCTGAAAGAGTATTCCCAGAAGAAGACTGGAGTTCGGCTTTGGAAAAAGTTAAGACAGAATACACTGAAACGTATCGCAATTGGCCTTTCGAGATGCCGCAGGGAGGTAGCAGCCTCCCTTCGGCGTGTCAAACCACAAGGAAAGTAATATGACCCAAGCATTAAATCACAATCGTGAGAGTATAACCATGGAATCAAGGAACGATGCGTTCAAGGATCTTATGAAACAAAAGGGGTTGAACGTTCCGCGCACTGCTGAAGTATGCGGAATTCCTGTTGCAACCCTTTACAACTACACTAGATCACCGACAAGCATGAGTTACAGAGTCATGCCTAGGCTCACGTTTGAGTACATTAAGATCAAGCTCAGCGAGACTCAAAAATCTTGAGTATCTGCTGCTTCACGTAACCTTTAAGGAAGTCGGGCTGGCAGTCGTCAGGGATAGAGGCGATTGCCGCACGTCTTTCTTCAAGCGTTTTTAATGCAGCAATTTCTTGTGGCAAAAAGTACATGAGGTTAGCTTTTGCTAAATCTCGGTGCCGAGCATCAACAATCCTTTCAATCTCTGCCACACACTCTGGGTAGTAGACCATCCGAGAGCTTTGCTTGACCTGCAACAGCAGGGCTTGAAATCTCACTGCCCTGATCGATACCTATGCTGAAAAAGAATTCGACTAATTCTTGTAGGATAAAACTCTGCATCATCCCGCCAGGTCACACCTTCCTCCATAAAAATATAACTCATCTCTTGTAATGAAATACCTTTGGCTTTCAGCTCAACGATTCTGTCAATAATTTTGTGCTCATCCTCTTTGCGAGCCAGCCCGCCTTCTTTAGTCCACGTATAACCATACTCGACTGATCCAGCAGACCGCCCACGATCCGTCAAGTAAATAATATTCGTCTTGATCCAGGCATCGCTGACACCAAGTTTTTCTGCCAGCTCGTTGGTTGACATGCCAGACTCGTATAGGCGCACCGCTTCAGGAATTAATTCTGTGTATCTAGGCTTGGAACTGGTTCGAGGAACGTAGTCAGAAATAAAATTTTTCTGTATCTCAATTGCTCTTAAAAACGCTTCACTCATCGTCGCTCACCATCTTTTCACGCATAAACATCTCCGCAACCTCAAGATCAACAGTCACCGTCTCCGCATCAGACTCTGGGTAATCAGCAATATCTGACGCCCTGAAGACCGCCTTCGCTTTTTGCCGGTCATACCTATAGATCAGGACAGGTATCAGACCGCTCGACTTCGATGCCTGAAGAACCTGAGTCCACCAATTTTCTTGATGCCAAGTTCCTACTGCATACCGTTTGCACTCAATAAGAAATGGCTTAACGACTATGTCTCCCTGATCAGCAATCTGATATTGATCAAGGTTCCTGCGCACAGAAACGCCAAAACTCTCGCGAACCCAGCGACATATCTCGTTCTCAAACGTCATCCCTTTAGTTCTACTGTTGGCCATTCATAGCCTCTGCAATAGATCCTCCAAGCGCACTGTATCCACACTTATCAACCCAAGAATCTTTATGATTGATACTCGTTAGAAGGCGGCTTGTTTTCATCCAGTCGAGCATCAAAGCTACGTGCGCAGGACTGATCCTTCCATGAGTTCTCAAGGCGTCAGTGAGTATCAGGTTCCATCCGTTCGCTATGCGCTGATGGTTTACCAACGCATCTCCGTAATCGTCTGCTCTACTCCCTGTGATTAGGTCTCTGGCATCCATCAGAATGTCCGCCGACGTGATCTCTGCATCGTTCGAGTAAGTAGAGTTCAGTTCCGTATCGCTCCTCGAATCTGGTTTTCCAAGGGTGTCTGCTGACGCAGTGTTTGTCGTTTCGATTTCCACGATGATGCTCCATGCACAAAGGTAAGGTTAGTAAATGTGTTCCAGTTTTCGTTTTGCCAGAGATGTGATGGATCTCTGCAGGAGAATGTATATCCCACTCCTCAAGGCAGACGATGCAGCCCAACTGTCGAATGGAGTCCATCCATTTTTTCTCTTCAACAGTGGGGCTATGACTTTTCATGCGTTGTACACTCGCGCCTCTGAGCGGAGCAACGCTTGCTCGCTTTGCCATTGTTTGAATTCAACTTCTGCCGCCATCAAGTTAGCTTTTGCAGCCGCCAAAGCACCTCTTGCAATGCCACGCTGAGTCCTGGCCTCAAACATCTCGTTCGTACTGTCAGCAAAGCGACTCTGTGAAACAGAAGACTTACATCCATGCTCCATCTCTGCCTTGAATTGAAGCAAAGCATGTTGACGCTTCTCGGCGGCGTCCGCTTTCGCCAGATCCATTTCAGCCTTAGCCAAGGAAGAACCGGCCTGACGTATTATGTGAGCGAACGCTTCACTCCTGGTTTCACTATCCATCAAAACTCCAATCAAAAAACTTCTTTGGTTTCATGCCAGCGGGCACCGTCTGCAAACTCTTTTGGTCTATGTCGAAACTTATGGCACCATGAAAACTTCCGTTTCTATGCTTCACGCACTCCAACCAAACGTCCGGCTGCTTCATCAAGTCTGGATCACCCGCCTCACCATTGACCTTTTGCCTTTCCTTAGCGTCACGTTTCTTTTTGTTTGGGTTAAACATCAAAACCGTGTCCGCCAAATCAGTGATAGTTCCGGCACCCTTGATGTCATCCTTACTGGCCTTGCCCCGCTGCCCATCACCCTTACGAACGTGAGTAATCAGGAAAATCGTCACAGGAAATTTGCGCTTAAAGTCGCAGACCTTGGTGAGGATTTTGTGTATCTCGTCACCCTTAGAATCCATCACGTTTGTCATAAGCGTTAAGGAATCTATGACAAAAACCGAAACGTTATAGCGCCGGTAGATGTACTCGAAATCGGATAGGACGGTATCGATGTTTGCCATGATGCCTTCGGCGGGGTCGTTCCAAAGAAAGTAGCTTCCGTCAAGCCACTCTTTACACCCGTCAATGTACTCGGGCGTGGGGTACTGAACACCGCATGCCTGCCGCACTATTCTTTCAGAGGTCACTTCCGCAGGCATCTCAAAACTAGCGATGCAGATCTTCCTAGTCTGCTGGATAGCGTTCAGGCAGAACATGCCAATGGCTAGGCTCTTCCCACCACCGTTCTCACCACCAAAAATAATTAACTCGTTGTATCGAAACACCAAGTCGATAGATGAGTATCTGGACCAACCAAGGTCAAAGTTCACGGCCTCCAACTGATCGTCTGGATTCAGTCTTGATTTAACCTTGTCGATGATGTCATCAAGCGTGACAATTGAGGCTGGCTTATCGGTAGAGTTCTCGATTTCACGATTGATAAGATCCATAGCCCGATCTGACCCTTCCGCGATCAACATCTCGTTTAAATCTTTGTAGTTATCCCAACGAATCCTGACGCAATGCTGCTTGAGTCGAGCCTTTAGATCTTTCGCTGCCCGATCACCCATCTCATCTTGATCAGTGGCGATATAAACAGTATGAAACCGCTCAAACCTAGCGAAATCATTTGCGATTGAGTGATCTACAGATCCAGCCCCCTGCGGTAATGACAGCGCAGGTAAGCCTAAACTCCACGCGGTTATCGCATCTATCTCACCCTCTACAATCCAGACTGAACGAGCATCCTGCGGCAGGTTATCCCAACCCAAGAAGTGATAGCGATCTGCGCCACAACCAGTGACGGTTCGAGGTTCACCAGTCACCATGCTCTTGAGCTTCACGAACTCGAGTTGGCCGTTGCGGTTGAACGGGAAAACAAGATTTGAATTATTGGTCTGGTATAGACCCCATTTATCTACTACCTCTGATGGATTAGAGAATCCTCTTTTTCGCAGGTAGTTTTCTACAGATTTTGGTTCAAGCCTTTGAGGTGGAACGAGAGGGGTTACTTTTTTTTGTCGCGCCAAAAATTTTTGTGAAACTGAAACTGATTCCAGGCCATTGCGATTCTTAACCCACTCAACGGCATCCTCAATTCCAAACCCGAGTACACCCTGAATCAAATCAAGTACATCACCATGCTCGTCTGTCGCGTTATCAAACCACTTGCCGATTTTTGGTCCGTTCAAGTAAACGCAAAGCGACTGACCAGCCTCGCCACCCAGGCTTCCAACTTTGAAATAGTGCCCTTGAGTTTTCCCCTGTGGCAGTAGCTCTTCAGAGATTTCACGAGCATAGCTGTTGGCTGTGGCCGCAACCTGTTGGATATTCACAGTACAGCTATCCCATCGTAAGAACCCGAGACAGAATCCTGCTTGGGAATCCAATCGACTTCTGGGATGTTTTGCCAACCATTTTCCAAGGTCAAATTAATCGCCATGTTCGGATCAATGTTTGCCGCCACCAGCAAGTTAACTCTGTTGACCTGACGTGAGATGACGCGATCAGTGATGTGCTTGTATGATTTATTCCGTGTTGTCCTCCAGTGATCCCAAAACTCGACCCAAACATCATCGGATACTCGTTCAGGTCTCCGTGATTTGAGCTTCTCAACTATATTCTTATTAATAGATATATAAGGAGGGTTCACCGTGGACCCCGAATCGACTTGTTTGGACCCCGAATCTGGACCCCCAACCGTTGTATCTGAACCCCCAAACTTTGGAACCAGCAACCGGTATTCAGATGCAACGCCTTTGACAAAGCTTGGTTTGTAATCGACTAACCCCAGCGCTTGAAGCTGCTTTAGAATCCGCTTGATTGAGCTTCGGCTTAGGTGTGATTCTTCACAGATGCTTTGTAGAGTTTGAAGACACTGAGACGTTTCCTCGTTAACTTGGTTCGCCAAAATCATTAGAACCAGAGTCTGGTTTGCGGTCTGTGTTTGTGCCTCTTTCAAGGCCCAAGACATAGCGGTTATGGACATTTAACACTCTCCATGTGAATTTAACATTCGATTAATTTAAAAGATTAACTACAAAAGAATATTTAAACAACCTGGATGGCGCATAAAGTTAATATAATTAGTTGGTGATTTCTAAACTGTATATTTAAACATCTTGCGCAGAATATTTTAGTGGTTTACGGTGGACCCCTAACAACTAGAAGAAGGAGCGACGATGAACAACTTTCACGCCATGTCAAAAGAAGATAGAAAAATATTTGTGGATTCGAAGCTCACAGGGAGCGGGATTCCGCACGTCGGCAGGCAAGCCAGAATATCCAGCGACACAGGCATCAGCAAACCGACAGTTCAGGCAATCATGCTTGGATCTATGCCTCGAGACACAGTCGTGTGCCTAAAATTTTGCAGTCAATATGGCATCGACTTCGAAGAGTGGGTATGCGGCGTCAAGCTAGCTCCAGATAATTTAGCAAAGGCCATCGGCGTGGTCCGTGATTTTGAACGACAGACTGGTCGCTCACTGAACAATCAAAAGTTCGCGAAGCTAGTTGAAATGGCGCTGAATTCGCCTGAGGAGGCGGAAACGCTCACAAAAAATATTTTGTACTTCGCTAAATGATACATGACTCGGATGAAATAGCCTTCTCACGCTATCTTTCTGGCCGACCTGCTCGAAGGAATCAGTTGCCGGACCATGAAGCGGGCATGGGTATTGTGGATCTCAACCTCAACCTCATCAGTGGATCTACTGATGAGAAAGGCAATCGTGGAGTACATGATCGACGGCTGTCACACGCTGATCAATGGGAACAGTTGCGCGACATCGTGAGTCGAATTCCCGAGAGCGTAAACTCTGTAAAAAAATACCATGACTGGGGTGGCGAGCAATTTTGCTTTATTGTTCAAAGAATGTTTTCGGCGTCGGGGGATCAAACAGGATGGATGGTTGTTAATATTGGAGTTAGTGGGGTTGTAAATGGATATTTGGATTCAGTTGTTGGCGAAGACCATTCAAATTCAGCCTTAAAATAAACGTTAGATTTTTTAATATATTAAAGAATTTATTTGATAACATTTAAATAATACGGTTAAATGGGCTTCTCACTACAAGGAAGATACCCATGACCATCGATGTAGCAGCATCACCGGACAGCATGTCCCCCCCTTCAAGCTCAATCTCAAATCTAGCGAAGGCTCTCGTTGCCGCAGGAGAAAAACTTAAAAACCCCGACAAAAGTAAATCCGGTTACAACTATAAGTACACCGATCTCCCGCGCCTACTAGAGCTTTACAACCCGATCTTAGCAAAACATAAGCTTCGCATTGTCCAACTACCTTTTACTGAGGAAGGACGGGTCGGCGTCCACACCATGCTTCTACATGAGTCAGGGGAGCATCTTGATGCACGAGTCAGTTTTCCAGTGGTGCGTGACGATAAGCGTTCGATAGAACAGGTGGCGGGCGGCGCGATCAGTTACCTTCGGCGCTACTCCTTGAAGTGCATACTCAGTATCGAGAGTGACGAAGGGATTGATCCAGATGATCTTGACCATCAGGTCAGCGAGTCGATTAAAGATCCGAGGCCACCAAAAGAGGAGGCTGCTAGGCTTTGGGAACAGTGCGTCACTGCGGGATCGAAGGCTAAGACTAAGCAAAATTTGGACCGCTTATTCATACGATACCTCAACGCCCTTAGAACATCTGGGATTGAAGTTACCGAAAAGAATTTAACGGAACAGAAAAGTGAACTCTTCTCGATATATGGGTTCGAGCTTTGAGTTCCATAAGTCTCGCAAACCTTGAGCAAGGGAGTCCAGAGTGGCTTCGGGTTCGTGCGGATTTCATTACTGGAACAGGTTGCGGTGTCTTAGAAGCCCTTAACCCCTACCAGAAGCCTGAAGACTGGGTTAGGGCTGCGGTGCGAGCGAAAGCTGGCGCAGATTCAGAGATCAAAGTAAACGACGCTATGCGCCACGGCACTGCCACTGAACCCGAATTGATTCGTTGGTATGAGAAGCAGTACTTAGTTGAAGTTCGGTCTGCTGGACTTGTGGTGCATCCAAATTACTCTTGGCTCGCCGCCAGCCCAGACGGTCTGGTTGGGTTTAATGGTGGGATTGAAGGCAAGTGTCCTTTTTTTGCTAAAGATGTTTATAGCGTTTTTAGTTCCAACAAAAAATTCTATTTATGGCAATGCCATCTCGTCATGGAGTGCTGTGATTTAGATTGGATTGATTTCGTTTGCTACCTAAAGCCGCGCCGTGGTGAGCCGACAGTGTCGGTTGAGCGGATTCAGAGGAAGCAAGGCTGGCTTGAAGAGGAGGTCCAGGGAAAATTATTGCCAACTCCCCGCGCTGGATCTGTGCGTCGAGTAGATCTTTATCACGCATGGCACAACCTGGTTCAAGATGAATACCAAAACCCTGAACGGCAAGCCGTCCACCTCGAAAGTCGAGAGGTTGAAGCGAAGTTAGTTGAGGACGATGAAGAACTTAATTTGCTAGACGAAATCAATCAAAAGATATTGGATTCAGAAGGCAGGATTATGAGCAAAACTCTAGAGATATCTGAGCTTAAAGACCAGAGAGAAGAACTCAAGAAGTTAATCGCTGACCGTTACGGGTCAACCGTAACCAACGGTAGCACTACGGTTCAAGTCATATCTAAATCAGCTTCGATTGATTACAAGAAAGCCTTCGAGTTCTTGGGTGGTGAGCAGGCCATCCTCGAACGACAAGAAAGCATCGAAACTTTTCGACGCAAAACTGGCACTCGCCAAATTAACGTGAAATCACAAGGATAATAAAATGGCTGACATCGAATTTCCAACCGGCATCTTTGCCTCAAAGCCCAAAGAAAACGCACCAAACTTTAAGAAGGCGCAGATCCGCATCAACGCCAGAGAAACGTTCAAGTGGCTGACTACAAAAGCAAAAAGCCTTGATGAAAATGACAAGGGTGAAATCTGGATTAGTCTCGATTTGCTGGAATCGAAAGGCGGTAAGTACTACCTATCCGTAGACAACTGGAAACCCCAGCAAGAAACTTCGGTTGCAAGTGAGTCTTTCGAAGACGACATCCCATTTTAATTATGGGATTAAAGCTTACTCGCGGGGTTGATAGCCGCGTTTTTCTTGGTCGCAACTTGGTTCTTGATGACCTCGAGAACACTGCTGAGTACGCAGTATGGTTGAGGCGTGTCGTAAACACGTCACGGCGCAAGCTTGCTGTTGTCAACGTCCAAGAAAAACGTGCCGCAGGCGCAAGCGAAGAGGTTCTGGATTACGACAATCGAGTCTTGGACCTGGGCGGCGGAATAGTTTTCACGCTGGTTAATCTGAGAAACTTTAGACAGGAAGCCCAAGACTATTGTGGTTCTTGTGGTAGAGGTGGTCACTCGTATATGCGCGAACTGCCTCAAGCACATTTCAAAATCGACGCACCGAGAGACATGAAGATTTTGCGTGACGATATGGCTCGCAAACAGTAGTTAAATAATTTGCATGGATGACACGGATGAAATTAAACTCGAGGGGCAGTGCGGAATCCTTTAATAAGGAGACTGTAATGAAAAGGAATAGAGAGGATCTTACCTTCAACACGGTTGCGGAACGATATAAATCAAGACGGACGATTCATGGGTCGCTGCGGCAACCGCATGTACTAAGTAATGTTAATCGTATGCAGATGCGTTGGGGTAATCGTCTGTTAGCAGACGTTGAGTGGGAAGATGAAATTGATTCATTGAAGCACGAGCTTTCAACGAAAGGTGATGTTTTCGCGAAGCGGGTAGTCCCGCTTTCTTCGGCAACTATCAACACCTACCTTGTGTGCTTGAGTTCGATGTTCAGACTTGCCACTGAAAAAATGTCCTACCCTTATACCCTTCCAAGAATTGCGAAGTTGAAAGAAAATGTTCGTCAGACATACCTCAAGCCAGAACAGATCACAGAGTTGTGTGAACTTCTTGATCCATACAGAAGAGCCTTATTTAAGTTCTCTTTCCATACTGGATTACGAAACACCAACTGTCGTGAGTTGCGCTGGGACCAAGTCTCAGTAAATTGGACTGAGGGTGATGCGACCATTGAATTCAAGGGAAACCAAATGAAGAGTCGAAGGCATCACGAGATACCTTTGAACTCTTATGCGTTCGCAATTCTGGAGAATCAAAAAGGTATTTGCCAAGAAATTAACCGCAAGTACGAAATAGATTCTCCATGGGTCTTTCCATTTATTAGTAGCTATCGAGTTTGTGATCCGAAAGATAGAGAGTCTTACGTCAAACCTATGTCGCTTCAAAATGTGACGCGGGGTTCTTGGAGAAAAGCATGTAAGCAGTTGAAGCTGCCCAAAGATGTTGTTTTCCACACGGCCAGGCATAGCTTTGGGACAAACCATATTCGACAGGGAACTAGCGTTCCCGAGTTGAAGATATTGGGAGATTGGTCGAGCGTAGATAGTTTAACTAGGTATATTCACACTGATAACAGGAGGAAAAGAGAGTTGATTAATAAAGCAGCAGTGCGTGTTTAACGGGTGGCGTTCGAAACCTTGGTTTTCAAAGGTTCGGATGCCTACGATTTAGGGAAAAAAGCTTGGGGTTATAACCTCGATAAGGTTTTAGCGCAGAAAATTGGATAATTAATCCTTTGATATCAAAGACTTACAATGAAATCTGGTGGGAAATGGCGGAGAGGGAGGGATTCGAACCCTCGATAGGTTATAACCCCAGAGAAAAAATTTATTCTTTTAAATCAAAGACTTATGATTCCGCACTGCAAACTGCGCAAACACCTTTGGGTTATAACCTTTTGCATAAAAGGTTCGAACGACTAAGGATATGGAATGATCTTAAGAAGTATTTCAAAGGAAGAAACGGAAAAAGGGTGGGAGTGCAGAAAAAATACGGGGGATGTCAGCTTGAGCTTCCTCGAAAAAAAGAACACTAACGTTGAGGCACTGCTGCTCGATATAATTAGTTTTAGCGATGCATTGGTTGGGAGTAAAGAAGTATTGCGCAACCCTATAAACAATGTGACCCCCGATGAGATCTCATCACTACTTGAAGCGAGAGCTTTGCTGTCTGCTCTGTATAAAGAGTACGAGGAAATATTTGAATCGGTGGACGACTGAAGAAAGTAATCTCTTGTACCTTCAATCCGGTTGCTTATGTTTGTGACCCTCACGGATTCTGAAGTTGCCTTGTGTAATCACATCGGCAGGTTAAGAAGTGAATCCTCAAGAAGCCTCGGGTTTACCGATAAAAAAATTGGAAAGCAATCCGGCTTCCAAACCGACCTCGAAGGATTCGCTGGCGAGCTGGCCGTAGCCAAAACCCTAAACCTTTTCCCTGATCTCGACAGCGATGATTCGTACCCTGCGGATTTAATTACCGCTGACGGGCAACTGATCGATGTTAAAACAACACATTATGAGTCGGGCAAATTGATCGCCGCGAAATGGAAAAGGGGTGGGGGTGCAGACTGGTACGTCCTGGTTATTGGAACCATTCCAAGGTATCGAATTGCTGGAGCCATGAGATCTAAAGATTTGATCGTTCCTGAAAGACTAACTGACCTAGGTTATGGTCAGACGTTTGCCGCTGAGCAACATGAGCTAAATTCAATTTTAACCTTGATGCCTATAAACTTTTTGACAACCAAGCAACCGCGCAAGCAAATATAATCCAAGCAGCTCGCTCAACAAAGATTCCCTTTCCGCTGCCCTGCGCCTGATAATGCTCTGCTTCCATGATCCTGTCTTCAAGACTATCTAATCTGTGTTCATGTCGGTCTACACGCTTGTGCGCTGACACTAGCCTTTCATCAATTCTTGCAAGCTGGGTGATTGTATCCGAAACCTTATCCAGCTTAGTCTCTATTCTCTGTAGGCGAGACTCCACAACCTCACTCATATATGGTCCGGTTGTATTTTATTTATCCTGTCGCGCCATCTCAGAGCGGCAGGGTGTCCGCTCCACTTCCATCGCCTAAGCCTTTGGCTAAAAGTAAGTTCACGAGGAAGCTCTCTAAAAATTATCGACCCCCAAACAGCGTTCAAAATTACATCGCACACAAAACCAATGAACAAAAACGCATACATAGGCACCCTAACAACCCAGTCAAATTGAACTCCCTTTTCGTGAAGCTCCTTTATCTTTGTGTATGCGAAGAACCATCCGGTTAGCGTTATGTATATAGCGAGACTCAACCAAACTGAAACGGCTACGGTTGTTACAAGCGTGGTCATAAAATGTCCTCATATTTCTTAAACGCCTCTTTGAATATACGATTCCTTTCGACATACAAAGGCTGAATCCTATCTCTCTTCTGCTCCGCACTCAGTGACTTATCCTTATAAATCAAATCTCGCTTATTGTTTATCGCTTTAATTATCTTGTAGTAAGAAGCTATTCCTTTTCTCGCAGCTTCAAACCCTCCGTTATCTTTGGCATACGCACGAGCTTTCTCCGTCTTTCCGAGATCGACTAGCTTGTTGTAAGACCTTTGCATCTGGTTCAAGTGTCCTCTTAGCTCATAGAACTGACTTGCATACTTGCTGCTTTCAATTTCAGTTCTGTAAAACCTGCCGATCAGAGGTTGCTGCGACAACGTCTTAGCTGGTTTCTGACCAGCCTCACTGTAGTCTCTGAGCAGTGGATCTAATAGGACCGACGCCATCCAGTTGAAGCTTGAGAAATAACCACGTAACAAGTACTCCATTTTTTGTGGACTCCGCAACATCTCCGGTGCCGCGTCAGGCATGTTTTGCGCGACCCACTTCGCTGTGTCATTAGTGAAGAGCGTGTACTGTTCTGCTGGAGGCGCAGACTCCAAAGCCCCAGAGACAATTGGGCGTTCACGAAACGGGTCTTTATTAGAGTATGCGTTTACGGCTGGCCTCATAAGCTGTGGCAGCAGATCGAAACTTAGAGCTTGAGTTAACCCATCTGAAAACGTGTCAACAAAATAACTCATATCTTTATCTTCCCGCCAATATGTCGCCATACGCTCGGGCAATGTGCCAAAAACAAAACCTAGCTCGAACGGTTTCGGAATTCTGAAGTGCTCGTCATTGGTAAAAATATGGAAGTAAAGATCTTTGTCGTAGTCAGGAAGCTGCTCATATTCCTCGTTCTCGGAATTGATCATGTACAGCGCGATACTTGCTGCGGCCAGTTGTCCGCCTTTCTTTAACACGTGCTCACGGTTATCTCGAATGGACCGTCCCATCACATTCAAGCCCTGCAATCGTGCGTTGAAGAAAGGCATGGACTGAACCATCCAGCGAACAATCGGCCATGACCCACTCTTGCTGAAGTTGAGTACGTCTGCGGCTTGCGAAATTGCTTCCGCGTGAGTCTCTCCGTTTTCTAAGGCGTTGCGATAAATGTTGATTCTGGAGGCTTGCTCGAACGCCATGCCTACTCGGTTCCACTTGCTCCAAGTGTCCTTAGCTTTATCGGCTCCGATGTCCAGGTAGTTATCGTAGAAACTATCAAGCTTATCTTGAGTGTTGAGCGTAGATTTACTGGAGTTAATTCTATTAAGATCTTTTCGAATATTTTTAACTTTTCCAGTGCCGTAAAAATCTCCTATCGCCAAGCCCCCGCTTGCCATTAGTTGCAGAAGATCTGTACGGTCCTCTTGATTTACTTCACCACCAGGAAGCTCTGATTTGATCCCCCGCGAAGCATAAGCCATGGCCTCTTTAAAGCCTTCGATGAACCCAGAAGAGTTAGGGAATTGAATCGTTGCGGCAGCAACATCGCGTATTGCGTTGCTTAACATAAACGCCGGACTGATCGTGACGCCTCTGGTTAAGACTTGTTTTGGTACAGAGAACACTGAGCTAATGCTGTCCATTGCCTCCGCACCCAGACCCTTAACTGATCTAAGAAGCATCGGGTCTCGAACCAAATACAACTTTGGCTTACCACCCACGCTTACCTTAACGATCTCTGAGTCCTTATCGCGTGATAAATCGTTGTTTCCTTTAGTATCAGGAACCTCCATCAAAGCATCAGTGCCATCTAGGATGTTGACCGTTCGCCGCATGGCCTCATTCTTTAACGATTTAGAAACGATCTGTGTCACTAGACTTTGCATCGCTTCAACGGGATTAATCTTTCCTTCGCCACCGACAAGTTGTCTAACGTTTAACTTCTGGTTGGCGATTCCCCTCGAAGCCTTAGGGATGTCTGAGTCTCCATCATTAACGTCTTGCTCATCCTCAAAACGATAGAAGGGAACATAATCATCTTTGTCCCAGCGCTTTCGAGATTCTGGATCAATGACCCCTGTCTGCTCACCGAGATCTAGAATCTTTCGATTGAACGCAATCCAGTCCTGCAGGGTTTGCTCAAACTTTTGTTCATTCCCCTGCGCCTTGGCCTCAGCCTTGATCTCGTTGATTTCATCTTGAGTAAAGAGTTTTTCTCTACCCTCCTTGATGAGACGATCAGCGCGATTAGCCGAAGCCCAAAGCTCCCACTGTCTGATTTCGCTCTTGTCGTAGCCAGCGAAGATTTCATAGAACCCCTTCGCCCCTTCAACCATCCTAAAGGAACCGCCTTTGTACTCGATTGGGCCACCGACAAAAGCAGCCTGCATGACTGTGTCGATATTCTTTGCCCACAGCGCTGCCTTGTATGCGCTTTGACTTCCATCGAGAAGCTCACCCTCATTCATCTTCTTTTCGAGATAACCGATACGGTTAACATCATCGAAAACACCCTGAACGACCCTTTGCCTAAGGTCTCCCAGCTTTTCATCTCGAACATCTGGGTCAGTCATGCTCTTGAGAAAACGACTAACCCTTTCAATGGTTCCTACATCTCCAGCGGACTTAGCAAGCTTCTCATCTTCAAGATCAGACATGCGCAAAGACGGCATGTAAAGTTCAGTATCTCCGCTACTTCTAACGTTCGAGGTTGGGGGCGGGGTTAAATCTGGGTACTCTAATTTGGACTGGGCAATAGCCTCTTTGGCATCCATGCCCTCGTCAATTAGAGAGATTCGATACTCGTCTCGTTGAACTTGTAGTATGGCTTTTGCCTCTGCGTCTTCTGCTGACATGCCACGTTCAACGAATTTAGAGATGTACTTTTGGAGATCTTCTGCACGGTTTGTGCGAGGTGAGGGATTTTGAGGTGGAGATTTATTTTCATCCCGCCCCTCTAAAAATTTATTTAGATTATCTTTGAGATTGGATGAGGGTTCAGCGTTTGTTGCCCTTGGTGTAAAAATTAACGTCCCGTCTTGCTTCCATGATGTCAAATTATCTGCGGTATCTTGGAGGGTTCGTCCAATTCCTCCGACTTTTAATTCGGTTGGGAGTTCTCCTATTTTTCCAAGGCCGTAAGTGATCAGACCAGGATAAGAAAAGTACCATTCCCAACTTCCAGACATACTTTGAAGTCTTTCAATGTCAAAATAAGTACCGTCGTCAAAAGATACTCTGTGGACCTGGCTATTCCCAGGGTCAGGCTTGCCAAGCTTTCTAACCGAAGGCTTCCCTACATCATCTACTTGTAGTAATCGTCGCTCACCGTCCCCAACAGGTTCTTGTGCCGGTTCGCCCACGTCGGTTCTGGCTTGCCTCGCTTCAATGCCATCTCCGCTATCTCGTCGATCTCCTTGGGCGTCTTGTACTTCCACGCTTCCGGCGATGCGCTGTGGTTGAACTTCTCCCTGTACAACCTGAGATTCGGTCCCTCGAATTTTGAGTCTGTCTTTAGTAGCATCGTATCCCTCCGCTGGATTCTTGTTTAGTTCATCTATCAATTGAAATGTCTTTGGCGCATTTCTTCTTAATAGCTTTTTGTCGCTAAAGAATACAGAAAAAGCCTGAGCATATGCTTCCTTTCTTACTGTCTTTAATATTTTTTCAACACCACCGTTCTCGATTTCTGATGGCGTCAATCGATCTATACGTTCATTTAGCTCACCGAAGGGATAAGAAAGAACTTCACCCAACCGCGTCTCATTAGAATAATTTATGTAAAGTTCTGAAAGCAGAATCCCGAACTCAACGTCTTTCCCTGACGGACTGATTGAATTAACTTTAAAACTAAATCCTGGGTTGTTATCGGTTATACCTCTGTTTAAATCAGACCTGTGACCAATCTCGTGTGAAAGTCCAGTTCTTAAATCGTTCGCCGCCCCTGCATCAGTTTCGGCCTGCTCGATCAAGATCCTAGATATTGCGACTCGATCATCCAGAACGTTATACGTTCCATTAGTGCCGTCATATTTGCTGCCTTCAAGGATGTGAACGCCATGCCCAACAATCGCAAGGTCAGGGTTCATACGGCCTTTAAAGATTATGTCTGATATAGCCAGAGACAAGGTTCTTCGACCCGCGCTTTCATTGCTGAAAGCTTCAGCCGCAGTTGGCATGAAGTTATTTTCGCTGTCCACATAATCAGAGTCACTGTTCAAATCATCAGAGATTAAAGATGAGAAACTCGAGGTCTCGTTGTCATCAAAAACCATTGTGGGGGTGTACGTTAAATCTATTAAAGGGCTGTCAACTTTTATAGATGCGTCATCAACAAGATTAAACCGGCCTAACGCCTGCTCAACCCCTCTGAGTGCGCCTGACCTCTGAGACTCTGGGAGAAGTGAAACCAGATCGATTGCCTGATCTGGTGTAATTGATTCTGGAAACCCTGTGTCGTTTGCTAAAGCTTCAGTTAAAGCTTTTTGGCGAACTAACTGCGGTAGGTCATCTAACGAAACTGACTGAGCAACCTGATCATCAAGCATAAGACCATCTGAACGGTTTTCTCCGACTTGGTCTTCACCACCAGGATCTGCTGCCTGGTTAGACTCTACGCCATCTTCCTGAAACGGGTCGAAACGCTCTATTACTCCAACCTCAAACGCTAACCTGTCGTCTTCTGGGCCTAGGACAACTTCTTCATCTTTGCCCTGAACTACATAACCTCGATCATCCAATACTAGTGTTCCTTTGACGGAATCGTATTGAACCTCTTTACCGACAAGCTCCGAAATCAAGGGGTACTTAGTTTTATCGAACTGCTCGGGTGGTAAGTACTGCTCTGCTATCGGCTTGATTTCCCGTCGAGCCTGTATACCGACTTCAATCTGCTTCTTTAAATTTTCTTCCAGTAATCCCTCGTTAGTCGGATCGGTTCCCTGCCGATCTACGTCTGCATCTTCTGGAAGAGGTGGGAATCTGCCTGCCAACTCATCCTGAGAAAGCATCCGATTAGCATCAGGATCATCCTCTAGTTTCATAGCTTCAA